ATCTAACATTTCAATCCACTTAGGAGCCCTATACTCCCAGCTATAATATTTGTCGGCATGTTTCTTCGCTCTATTAATTATATCTAGAGTTTCTGATTCCCAATAATTATCCATCAACTTATCTAACTCATCTGCAAACCTATAACAATGTTGAATTTCATCTTTAACATAAGGATACATAATTGCATGATCAGAACACGTTTCAGGTAAAGCCCCTAAATTATTTGTTAACATAACAGTTCTTGCGGACATGGCTTCCATAGCTGTTCTACAAGATGTTTCTTCCCAAATACAAGGATAAGTCCAAATATGCATATCTTTCCATTCTTCTCTTAAAGGTCTTCCGATAACAGAATTGTGTAAAGTCATATTAGGATTTCCTTCTATGTGTTCAAATAACTCTTTATAAGGTTGATCATTTTCTTTCCAACCATAAACACTATAAGATGAATAAACATGTAAATGCCAATCATCTCTTTCGAGTTCATGTAAAGCATTGCATAAAATATGTAACCCTCTTTGAGGAGTAGAACAATATATTAAATTTAGTTTATCGTCTTTTGGCTTTTCATATTGATCGTGAGGGAAGATCGCTGTTTTCATTACCTCACATTTAGTAGTGGGCAAATTATATTTTGATATAAAGGTCATCATTTGCCAATGACTGGAAAAAATAAATTTTTCAAAATTCTCATGGCCGGTATTATGCTCAAGAAGCTTATGACATGGATCACCTGCTAGATCATGAAACCACCATATTTTAGGTAAAACGGTTTGCATATCATCATCATATAATCTTGATATCACCCATTGATAGTCTGTCTTATATTTTTGAGGTAAATGAGACCATAACTCTAATGTCGTTAATTCTGTTCCACCAAAAGACCTTTTCGCAATATTACCTTCACGTCTTTGTGGAATATCTGTTGATTTGTAAATATCTAAATTCATGTTGTCTCGAATTTTAATGTTTGTGGTACATTTAAAATATAATTTATCATTTCTATATGAAAATCTCTATTTGCTTGTCTACATTCTTCAAGCGCGTGTTTATATTGGTGTTGTTCTGAATTATTTAAAGTCTTCCACCAATCAGGGGCCGGACAAAGAAGTGGTTTATGTTTCAATCCATGAAATTTAGAAGCCCATGGAAATGCAACCACAACTTTTCCTAATAGTGTTGCCCAATAAGCACCGTGATATGAATTTGTGACAACTACATCTGCACTTCCGAGAAATTCTATTACTTCTTCAAATGTTTGTTTATTATCATTATTCATATGTGGGTAGTCCCATGTTTGTTTAGGCATCATATGAATAACAAACATTGGTAATGATTGATGTGTAAAGAAAACAATATCATTTTTTACTTCATATTCTTTATCAAAGGCTTCATGCATACAACTCGCACACGGAACCCATCTAGCTGAGGGCACTGCAGTATATATTCCAGGATACCAATCTCTAATACCTAATAGATCAAATTTTCTAATATAAAAAGGATATGATATATCTATTGGAGGTATAGACTGTGTTTGTTCATCCATACTAACATAAATATGTTCTCCTAATCCCCATCCAAATACTTTATAATTACCATTTTTCTGATTTGTTATAGTATGTCCCATAGGTCTCATTTGTCCTATGAGACCACCACCTCCATAAATGACATTTTCATACTCTGGTTCATATCCATGGTCTAATTTCCAGATATCTTTTGAATTACCTGGTAGATCAAAGTACCTAGCAGGTGAACTATACCAGTCACCTATGTTAGTCTCGTCTGTCCTAAATATATTAGTAAATTTTAAATCTTGAGGGTACATATGGACGAATTAAATGATTTTGGTTTTAGTACGGTAAGTGAAACAGATTTTACTGCCACAGCTAAAGAACCGGAAACAAAGGTGGTAGAAGCTGCCGTTGCAGAAGCTAAAGCTGGACAAATAAAAGAAGTTGAAGGTACAGTGAATAAAATATGGAATTTGTTGGATTATCATTATGAGGATATTGATAAACATAAAGATAAATTAAATAAAGAATATGAAATAAAAATGAAAACAGTTGAGGATATGATAGTTCCTCTTCTAAACAATTTGGCGAAGTCTTCAACTAATGAATACATATATTGGCCAAATAGGCGAGAGATACTAGAAAAGCAAATCGAGAAGATTACAGAACATACTCGAGACGTAAATATATTCACTGATTAACTCCATATTTACAAAGGAAGTAGGAATCAACAATATCACTAGCCGGGTTACCAGTCTCTTGAACTAAATCAAAAGTACCCGGTTCTGTTTTCCATGCTTCTAACATTGCTTCTTTATTAGAATTTCCCTTACCTGTGGCATATTTTTTAAGAACTGTTGGTTGAACGATTTCATAGCGGAAACCGTTCTTTTTTAATGCATATTTTAATATCCCAACATTTTCCGCAATATGAAAAACTCTGCCTGTAGATCCAAATGAATAATCTTCCAAAACAACTTTGGACGCTCTATAATTGTAATGGCGGATTGCCTCTATGGTCCATTCTGCCAAAAACATATACTTATCTAGATCTTTCAACTCTTTTGGGAATTTATAACAATTCACATTTTGAAGGGCGGACCACCGAGGCCTCCACTTATCCAAACCAAAAAAATGATAAGAACAATTACTGGGATTAAGTACTCCATCTTCTTTATAGATGCACACTGCGGGACTATTCATTGAATAATCAATACCTGCACATATCAATTAAAATCCTAACTGTTGCAATTCTTTTATACTATTTTCTGTTGAAGTATGATGAATTGCAATTCCACCTTTAGCCCTCCATTCGGTTACATTACCTTCATGATCATCTATTAAGAGATTAGGAGAAAGATTCTCCTCAGCAGCAAAATACTGCTTTTCTTCTCTGTAAACAACATGTATTTTAGAGGGGTATATTTTATAATGGTTAAAGGCCCATTGATATTTTTGAACCCTTGATTTTTCAAATCTGCCTTTTTTAGGAATAGCTGACAATAAGTGAATATCAAACATTCCACGAACATAATCAACTAATTGATCTGCATCGGGCATTTTTTCTAACTTGAGGAATAATTCAGGATCAACTTCACTCCATCTATTATCCCATATTTTTTTACTTTCAAATTGTTTAATAATGGCGCCATCAAAATCTGCTAGAACACCATCCATATCTATAAAAACTATCATATTCAATCATAAATAAAATTTGTATCCGGGTTTCTTTCCCTATACGTTTTATCGAGGACATCCTCCAACCAAATCTTTCCAGATCCAGCTGAAGAATTCTCGATTGATTTCCAGACCTGCGAAAGTGTACGTTCATCTAAAGAATCAGTGTATGTCTTTATAACGTTCATACAATCATCAACATATTTTTCGAAGTCTGTTTTCATATTACCCTTTATTATACAGCAAAGTTATTTAAAAATCAAGTAAAAAATTTCTATATTAAATCAACCACTTCGCAGCCACCAGGTGCTGCACATGCTGCGGTTTGCGCACCAGCAGTGTGATCTTCTTTCTCATAATCTCCTAACGTCGTCCAATCTACATCCTTAGGCATTTTCGCTGATAGTGCATCATGTTCTTTTTTATCGCAATCTTGATATGGTGCTTGCTTATAAGTATGTTCACTAAATGGTAAAAATGAAATACCACTGATATTATCAAAATTATCCCATACCCAATTACCTACACCCAACCATTCATGTTCTTTAACAGAAACTGTAACGGATGGTTTATGTTCACACCAATGATCTTGATATATTTTCCAAAGTTCCAATTGTTCTAAAGCATTCATATCATTTCTACATATAGCACCTTTTGGACTCTTCTGTGGAAATGAAAATACTGTTGTATGTTCTGGTTTTGTTACATCGGGTTCATTAGGAAATCCTGCTTGCATCATAAACTTACACAAAGGATCTTTATTATCTGCTCGCACTGTTCTGATGTAATAAGGATTATGACGGGCATGAATACCACTAGCAGAATCAACCAACTGAGAAACAGTCCCCGAAGGCTTAACACACGTAATGGCGGCCGATCTAGGGATGCCAAGTTTATCAGCCCATTCTGCATTTGTTTTAATGGCAATATCACGGAGTTCTTCCAATAATTCACCAGTTTTCTTTTTACCCGCTTTACCATTTGTTAATCCATTATCCATGATTCCGGTAAGTGAGACTCCCAGTAATCGTTCCTCTGCGCAGTTTCTGTTCCACTCTCTTGTAAGATATTTGAAGTCTGTAAGTGTGGATTGAAATGTTCCAAGAATGGTCGCACTGCGAACTTTGTTCTTGAGATGCTCTCTAGTGTCTGCCCCTCTGACAACGACCTCAGATAAGTTGCAGAATTCTCGTGAGCGTAAAATGATCTCACTGCACGGATTTGTGCCGAAGTCATCTCTGGGTACTCGTCTTCGAATGTAATTTCCACTTCCATCTTGTTCTCTTTCATTTAATTTTTGTACTTGGTTTTTGGCCGACATACTGTTATAGATTCCTCGTTCCCCGGATTTACTATCGTAGAGAGATAACCACTCGCGCATGAAAGTACCAATGTCTGGTCTTTCCTTATAGTTAACCGAATTATTTGCGAGGGCACGTTGGACATCGTTTTTCCACCATTCACCTGCTTTGGCGAATCGCATTTCACGATCATTGAGATCAGACAAACTAATAAGAGCACTACGCCTAACCCCACCCACAACAACAACTTCCGCTGTTTTACAAATAATATCATGACATTCAACTGGTTTGAGTTTTCTTCCTGCAGCAAGTTTAAATATCTCCGTTACGAAGTTAAATAAATCAACCAAAGGTTGTGGACCACTTGCTCTACCACCAAAAGTTTTTAAAGGCATTCCAGCAGGTCGAACTTTACTAACATCCCATTTAGGTATTAGCCCTTGATATAATAAAGCAACTAATTCTTTATATGCTTTACACCATCCTAATTTACTATCAGCAACTACAATAATAGTATCTGTAGGATAAAATTCTTCAGCAATTGTTGGCATCTGTTTTGTATGTTCTTCTTCAACAGAAAAACCAACTCCGGTTCCATTCATTAAAACGTACATAATTTCATCAAATGTTCTAGGCTGATCACATTTAATATATGAGCAATTATAACCCGCAACATTTTCTTTTTTTAAAGGAACCCCAGCTGTCATCATACATCGCATAGACGGCATAATTTCCATCGTCAATACTGCTTCTTCTAACTGTTCACGTTCTTCTTTACTTAATTTAAAATCACATTTTTCTTTTAAATCTTCTTTAAAAAAATCAAAATATCGGCCAACTGTTTCTGGCCATGTTTCTCGCCTTTCTTCATCATATCTCCATCTTGCGTATCTTGAAAGATGAATAAAGGACTGGTATTCTGTAGGTAAATTCATTTTTCTTCTTCCCCTTCTATCGTTTTGAGCTTTTCTAAAAATTCTGTTGATTCGCGCTCTGATAATCCGTACTTTGCCATTACCCAACTGCCATTTAAATTATCTCTAATAATATTCATTTCTCTTTGTGAGAATGAAACCGCGTTTTGTTGATAGTCTTCAAATGCCTCACAACAAAGGGGAAATTTCGGTTTTACCATGGCGTACATGGCGTCTGCATAATCACGAACTTCTTTTTGTGCGTGCTCGTCCATTCTCAATTTACAAAACTTAAAAAAGTTATGTAAATCTATTTTCCAGATAACTTCTGTATAATTGCCAACAGGCAGTACTGCACGTGATAACTCGCGAGCTAAATCAAGATCTAATAAATTTTTGTAGGCCCAGGAAGCATTGTCGTAGATTCTGTTAAATTCATATTTAACTAAACCTTTTTCTTCAATGTCTTCTCCCCTACCTTGGTTATTCTGTTTTGATTGCTTTTGAATATCATCATCATGAGGTACGTAAAAATCATTACTCATAATCGAGTATCGTCCTGAATACTCATTTAAGTTCGCCGTCCTATGCCGAACTATTTGTCTCATTACAAAAATTGGTAACTTCATATGAAACTTAACTTCACACATCTCAAAAGGTGATGTATGTTTATGTCTCATCAGATACCGAATAAGATTTCTTGTCTGACTTGTCTTTCGTGTTCCCTGTCCATAACTTATTCGAGCCGCGTTTTCTACTTCTTCATCATCACCCATTATATCTAATAATTTAACAAATCCAAATTCATGGACTTTCACTTCTTCACTCATATTCTTTTCCATTGATTCAATTTTACCCTTGCAGGCAGGCCACGAAAGGTATTTGTATTTATGGTATCAACTATGTCTAAGATGTCCATTCCATCTAGCACCATATCATTAATATCTTTGACTTTAATTGTGTCAGGCCAGATGCAAATCGCGAAACCTTTCTTCACTGTTTTATGCATTTTGTCTATAATTTCTTTATTTCGTCGTTCATTATCATACACAAAAGTAACATCTCGAGCATAAAATTGATCCATATCTGACATGTCACTTCCTGCCATAGCTAAAGCATTAGGGAGAAACATACTATCAATAGGGCCTTCAACAATATAAGTTAATTGATTCGGATCATTTCTATCCAATCCAAAAATTTTACCTGCGTTTTTATCAATCTTAACGGTGAAATATCTTAAAGTTGAATTCTCTAAACTTCTTCCTTGTGCGGCTATTAACTTTTTTTCTTTATCAAAAAATGGGATAATAATTCTGGGATCATCTGGTCTTAATCGCGCGGCAAGTTCTACATCATATTTACTAACCCAACTTTTAAAACAATCTGCAAAGTACATATCATGATAACGAATTTTAGGAAGCATTCTTACATCACAAAATTTTACAGCTGGATGATTTGCTCCTAGTTCAGCTAGACTAGGACATCCTACTTTTTTAAATTGAGGTTTTCTAAAGACTGGTACTTTTTCTTCTCTCTCTGGGTGAGTATCATCTCCAGCATCTTCTCTATATTTTTCAAAAGAATATTGCTTAGATAATGTTGGATCAATTTTATCTAATAATACTTTTAAAGGTCCACCAGAACCACAATTATGACATTTAAATATTAATTGTTGTTTTTTATTGAAAAGATAACCTCTAGCTTTAAATTGATTCTTAGATGAATCTCCACATAATGGGCATCTGAAATTGTAAAGCTCTCTGGATTTTCTTGTAAAACGTTGAAGGCGGGATGATAATAAATTTGTATACTTATGATCTATGTAAAGACTCATATCTCTCAATGGCGCGGGGGTTTAATATAAAGATTATATTATAACATAATAAACAATAAATTTCAAGGATAAAAAAAGGGAATCAATTGATTCCCTTTTTTGCCGAGGATGGTCTTCAGCTAAACATTCTTACAATCTTAACGATTTCAACCCCTGCATTGATCGCTTCTTCTACCATTACTTCGGTATCATCAGCTAAGTCAGCTAATCCAAATTCATCCTTGGCATATTGTACCAATTCTGCGAATTCAGCATCGTCCAGGTCTTGTAGTTCAACTAAAACGTCTTCAATATTGTCGATAGCTGGTCCCAACTTTTTTAAAGGTTCAATAAAATCCATTGCATCTGACCAACCAATATCACCGTCTTCCAATGCCGAAGCCGTTGCTTTTCCAAGTGAAAACACAAAAGCTAAAACGTCTTTTGTCTCTTGTATTCCTGCCATAATTACCTTTCTAAACTGTTATATTTTGTGATGGGAATATTCTTAGATGCTCTTTAATACCTTTCCTGGCTAGGACTGGCATAGCATCACCCTTTTTCTTTTTCTTTCTAACAGGTGGATCATCACCTGCTTCAGCACTACCCGCGATTCCGCCGGCACCCATTGACATTGCAGGTGCATCTTCTATAACTTCATCTTCAGGTTCATAATTTGCCCCTAAAGTTACCATTGTAGGTATAATCGCCGACAAATACATTTGAATTTTGACTGGGTCTAATCCCATTGCCTGTGCGGTTGCTATTGCATGATGTGCTTTTTTATTATTCATATTTCTATGAACATCTTTGAATTTAGTCACAAGGTTCTCATCAATCGCTTCTTCTTTCAAAAACGTTTGATCAGGATCATTCATATCTAATTGCCATTCACAACACATATCCTCGTAAAGAATGGAAAATTGTTCCTCTAAAAACTCTTCATCTTGTAGTAACTTTAGTTGCTTCTCTTCTCTAAGCAATAACAAGGCAGCGGCATAAGTCGCAATTCTTGACTTACCACCAGGTACTTTTCCTAGAAGTCTTTTCAAATTAAAAATGAGCGTATCCATCATTGTATAGGCATCGCGTTGATCTTGAGTAGTAAAATTTCTTTTCTTAATAAGATTTTTACCATTCTTATCAACAATACCTAATGAAAATGCTTTAGTTTTTTCGAAGGGAGTTACCAGGCGTTTTAAAAAGGAAAATAGGAAGAATAAATCTGAACCCTGCGTTAATACTGATTTTAATCCTATAGACATCTTAACTTCTTTACTACATGTTGATCTAATTGAATATCACCGTCTCGGATATCCGTACCTTTTACGCCACGAACTATTTTGGGCATTCTTCTTAAATAAATTAAAAAGGGTTTTAATACTGCCCAACTATTATCTTCAATTTTGTAAAATAATATTCGCGTTCCGGATTCATTGTCAAATAGATTATATATCATAATCAAATGATTAAGAATCAACCTTTCTTTCAATTCACCTGATGCAAGATAATGATTTAAGTGTCTTTTTAAATACTTAAATCTTTTCATATCATCACTATAATCCTCTGTACTTATGCATTGAGGATTATTGTATTTGTGCATGCAGAAAAGTTCGATATTATTTTCAGTAATATCATCAAAATTCATGCGTCTATTTCTTTTTTTCTTTTTTCACAGGATCTTCAGATGGCTCTTCTACTGGAGCATCATCGGAATCCTTTGATTTTTCAAACATACTTAAATAATGATTGCTAACCTGTATAGCGCCTTGAAGTGAAGACAGTGTGGAGACAAGTTGTTCTTCTTCTCCCCTCACTGCTTCTAATCTTTGCTTTACAGATACAACATCTTTTTGTAAAAACTCAATTTGTTTTTCAATATCTTCTTTAGTCATAATATTCTATTAATTATATATTAAGCAATTCCATCCCAAAGCAGGACATATTTTGTAACACCAGATACGTTACATTTAATTGCGCCGTTAGCAGGTGATGTATATGAACCAGTAGTGTTTGCTCCTGTTGTCATAAATGGACCAACATTAGCTCCTGCCGATGCACCATATCCACCAGTCGGTGTAGCGTCCCAAGCAAAAGCAACATTCTGTGATGCTCCGGTCAATGAACTTGCAACATCAAACTTAAGAAAAGCAGTTGGTGAAGCACTAGGCGCGGCGGCACTATTTGCATGTGATGCGATAATACAATATGACTTACCTGCAGATGAATCTGTACTGTCAAATGTATTAAGATCTAGAACACCTTTAACAGCTGACACTTCTGAAGTGAAAGCAACGTTTCCATCATGGATCTTTGCTGTTCCTGAAGAAGCTGTTAATACAGCAACATTACCTTGAGCTAAACCGGTTGCTTTAACATCGACAGTAACATCAGATGTTACAACACTATTAAAAACATTAGCAGACGATGGAGCTAAATTAGCGGTGTGTAGAGTTTTATGAATCAACTCTGTTGTTGCTTGTGCAGTCCCGGTAATTGTATGTGTTACATTAGCGAGAAATGATTTAACAGTTAACTTTTTGTTAACTGGGGATCCTGAAGGATCATCAATTATATGTAAAAGGTCTTCACTTGCTGCTTCTGATGCAGCAGTCAAAGCCGTTATTTTCTTATCAGCCATCTAATCTCCTTGCTGGCTTTGTGATGGGACTCATCACCAGTTAAAAATCATGCTGAGAATCGCTCACTCTTGCGAAGGGTTTTTCTCAGACATCCAAATATTTATGATACTATTCCTAAACGTGTTAGTTCAGTAATAATATGCGCCGCTGTGCTAGCACCTGCGACAAACGAAGTATTTTGGGATGCTGGTGTAGCACCAAAAAATCCAACAGGATCCGTGGCTGTACCTAATTGTAGGCCACCCACAAATCTTATCACTGTAGTATTTGCAGATATGTACATATCTTTTTCTGTACCATCTTCAAATGCCATATCTATTCCAGATTCTAATTGCAAATTACCAGTTTCTGAAAAGGCACTAGTAAAAGAACCATTTTCCGGAATACTATCTTCAACTAAAATGCTTCCTTGAAAATCAATTCTGGATTCTATTAAACCGACAATTTGCCATTTATCTGTAACCTTGTGTCCTGTAACACCATCAAATTTAATACTTACGCCATTTGCTAATGCTTGCGTACTTCCGTCAATACTGACAGTTGCCGAGCCGGTTGCAGTATTTCCATCTCTCCACCATTTAAATGTATCATTTGCTGAAGAAGATGTTCCATCAATCTCTACATGCCAGACAGAATTTTGTGCCATATCTAAGGTTCCCAAAATGACAGTCATATCGTCCTGTTCACCTTTTAATACTTCTGGCTGTAAAACAGTTTTAGAATTTCGTAAATTTAAATCTCTTGCAATATTGGTATCAGCTCTAGATTGAACCTTATTTGCTACACTTCTAGTTGTTGTATCTGTAGAAAGTGCTGATAGTAATGTGTCTACACGTATTTTCTTATTTACGGGATTACCAGAAGGATCATCAACTATAATTAATAAGTCTTCCGCTGTAGGACTATCATGTGTATTTAAAGCGGGTATCGTTTTATCTGCCATTAATTTTCTTCCAATTCAGGAACATCAATCTCTTTAGATTCAGCTGTTTGTAGTAATGCATCAAGGGCTTGTATAGCGCCATCATAACTATGTATACCACGTTTACTTTGTTCTGCTTCGTCATTAAGCTGAGAAAGTTTTTGAGTAAGTTTTTCTTTCTCAGCTTTGTATGACTGTAGTTGCTGTAATACTACAGCAACATTTATATTTTCCACATATTCCATAATATCAGTTAACTATTAAGTTACTGTCAATGTTACCGCAGTTAATCCTGAAAGAACTAACAATGCTACAGTTGATCCATCAGTTGTATCTTTAATTGTACCACTATTTAGTGCCACATTAGATCCACCTAATGTAAGAACATCGCTTGTTGCAACTGTTTGACTTGCTACGCTGAAAGTGAGCCTGTTTGTTCCAGAACCTGAAGCATATGAAGCTGTATGTGGTCCTCGACCTGATCCAGTTCCCTGATTACCGTTTGCAATAGCAACTTGTGGTGTTCCAGTAACTGTAACTCTTTCATCCCAAGTAATCTGAACAGCAATTGTTCTCGATCCACCAGTGATTGCAGAAGCTGTAAATCTCATTGATGTAACAGTTGGTGCAGCAAGTGAAGTACCAAGACCACCCATTGCAACTAGTTGCTCCGGACGAGCTGAAGCATTTTTACTGGCTTTAGTATTAATAACCCAGCCATTGTCAGCGCCATAGATATCTTGTTTATTGTATTGTGCACCTTCTGTGGTACCAACCCATTTTGGTTTTTGTGCCTGAGTACCAGCAGCGGCTTTTCCCCATAGAGGCATGAATTTCTCCTATTAATTTTTAAATATTTATAACAACTCTTTAAACTCATCCATAGACATTGTATCTATGTTTGGAATTTCTTTATTAAAGCACTCTTCTTCCTGAATATGTACAAAATTGACTTCAGGAAAGTGTTCCGTAAACATAACTTCAAAATTTTGAATCCACCCTGCCGCTTTCACTGGCAATGCATAACTAGGAGCATAACAATCTGTGTCTTTATATATATTGTTTACTTTTCCATCATTTATGTTAAAATCAAAACCCATTAAATAAACCGTTTCTGGTTTTTCTTGTTCACAACATAGCCAAGTTGCGAGTGGTCCTGAATCTAACATTGGTATATGTTTTAAATCGTCTACCACATCTATTTTATCATGTTCTGATAACCATGTAAAATAATGAATCGGTTTATCTTGCAGATCCATCGTATGAGTATCATCATGATAAACTCTACTTATTTCTTGTCCGTAATAGGCGAATTTATATCCTGTATTCTTATTCTCTATTACCTCAATATCAGGCGTAACTGTTGACCTGAAAACTGGATACATATCAGGATCCAGTAACTGAAAATTTCTAAACCAACAATGATGCAACTTTGGATACTGTGATGTTACTATTTCATGTAGCATCTTATTATCGATACATATAAGATGCGTAGGGCTCCAATCCCTATACATTGCATTACATCCATAAGTTACATGATCTAATAATAAATTAAGGTTAAAAGCCTTACGACTTTCACCATTTCCAATCACTATATTCATATTATTTGTTTATACTTCTAGTCCGGACTCTTCTTTTTCGCCCTGTGGCACGGCTGGTCTAGGAGAAGCATATGAATATGCATCACCTACACGTGTTATCTGTCCTGCTTCTAACATATCATCCAATAACTTTTGTACTTGCATTGGACTGCACTTCAATGCGCGAGCAATTGAAGTAGCTGAAGCGGGTGAATCATCAGATGCAAATTCGCCACCCACTGGATTTGCTTGACCTACTCCCCCAAAAGAACTACCTGCTAGATATTCAAGTATACTATTTTCGAGAGTTACATCTTTCCGTTCTACTGCCATTTTCTGTTTATACTTCCGCACAAAAGAAACACCTGTACTTTCTTTCACTGTTGGCTCCACCTTTATTTTGTTATCGACCTTACCAGTCTCTTTTACTTTGGATCCTATTTCATCAGAATCCTCTTCTTCTTTTTTAGCTTCTAAAGCAGGATCAGGCTCTGATTGATGCTTTGCAATCATTTCTTTGGCCTTCTCATAAGCAAGCTTTCTAATTTTTTCTTTAAATACTTTACGTCTTGCATCAATAGTTTCAGGAACATCTCCTTCATAGGCCTCCAATGCAGCAAACGCTATATTCGCAATTTTTGAACGCGTTGTAGAAGGTCCTTGGGTTTTCTTAATTGAAGGATCATCAATCTTTCTAGCATTTTCAGCATCTTTTTGTTTCTTCCTTGCTATTCTATCTTTTTCTGCATCTGCCTGACGTTTTTGTTGGTCTTTATCAGCTGCGGCCGCGGCGGCAGCTCTTGACGCATCTGCTTTTTTTGCATCTGCCTGATTATTTGAATTTGTCCCAGCAGCCTTCTTTGCCATATCAGCTTTATTCTTATCAGCAATTTTTTCCGCATCTGATTTTGCTTCATCTAGCTCATCATCTTCACCAATAATTTCACCGGCAGCTTTTTCTAAATCTTCCAACGAAGCCTCATCCGCTAATTTTTGGACTTCAGGTGAAGGTGCATCAATTGTTCCCATCTTAGTAGCATATGCAAGAGAAACTAATCTGCGTTCTGGAGTTTTAATTAAACGTTCTCCAATCTCTGCCCATGTAAGGCCATCAAACTTCTGATGCATTTCAGACATCAACCAGCCATGATACTTTTCTGTCTTCATCTTTTTCATGACTTTATCTGCAATCTTTTGATCATTCATTAAGATCATCAGAACAGATTGACGTGGCTCTTCTTCCATACTATCTAAGTAAGGTGCCAACTTATCATAAGAACGTTGCTTTATCAACTTTGCAGCTCCTTCAAGAGACAACTTATCCCTACCTCTTGTTACTTTAGCTAATGCAATAGTCTCTTTGTAGATATCAACCACTCCAGGTTTTCCATGATCTACTGCTTCCGCATTTGTAACAGTATCCTGGTTCTTAGAAAATTCTGGTTCTTCAGGTTCACCCTTCTTTTTCTTCTTCGCGTGATCCTTCTTCATTTCATCATCTTTAAATTCATCCTTAGCATGGCCGGCCACTTCATCAACGTTTGCTGAACAATCACAATCTTTACATCCTTCAGGACATTCACAAGGTCCACCATCACAACAAGGACAACCTTCGCCTTTATCTTCATCTACCTCATCTTCAGAATCTTCTTTATCCTTGGACTTAGCTTTGATTTCTTCGTCGTCATCTGACTTATCTTCAACAGGAGTTTCTATCTTTCTCTTCTCCCTTATCATCTCAATGTCTGCTTCTGTTATCGCCGAGTAATTCGCGGGATAATATTTTGACCAATCCATTATTAGCTCCTGTTGGCAATAATTTTGGAAATCATCTTACTGACTCTTTCCGTTTGTTGTTTGCGTTTTTTATTCTGTTCTAATTGATACTCTTCTTCTGGAGTCAAATCCACAGTATACTGTCTATATTTATCGGTTCCGATTTCTAACTGTTGACCTTCTTTAGATCTATCCTTGTGCCATTCCTTTAAACCAAGTATTTCTTGCAATTTAGAACTTACTGGTTTATTAATATCTATGTTATTTGTAGGCAATTCATCTATTCGTTCATTCATATAAGAAAGGTTTGCTATGTCATAATCAACATCTTCACCTAGCAATGTAATAAAATCAGCGGCTTTCTTTGTGTGCTCCCTCATCCGCGATACTTCCCATAATGCTACTTTAATCGCGCCACCAAATACTATTTCATACTTTTCCCAAAATTCTTCTGTTTCTTTTAAAGCACGTTTATAATATTCTTGTTTGGGCTTTGTTGTAGCAAATTGTTGTAGATATTGAAACACTTTTTTTGTATATTCTTCCACATGATAAGTCTTATTCTCATAATGGATCTTATCCATACATAATGATTCTTTATCTGCCGAAGAAGGTGGTGGTGCTTTTGCCGGCACTGGCTTATTTTTTACTTTAACAACCGGACTCGAAGGTTTCGCTCCTGAAGCTGCTTTTTGCATTATACTATCTATTCCTGCATCGTCGTTTGTTCTTGGTGGAGCAGTTTTAGATACAAATTTTCCCATTGCTGCTTTAGGATCCTTAGTAGTATTCTTCATTGGAGCAATCGGCTTCCCAGGACCCAATTTTTCTTTTATTTGTGCTTCAATAACAGATAATCTCATACCTTTTCGTAATGATTGATATAATGAACGTTTATCTTTATCAGATAAAGTATCTGGTAAACCTTCTTTAAAATTATCAAAATCACCATCAACGGCAAGTGATCTTAATTTAGAAGCTGACATTCCTGTGGCATCATCTGCATCTGGATCTCTTTCGCCAGCGCTTTCTATTTCTATTTTTTTGAAATCATAAAAACCATGAGCTTTACCATCAACACCATTATATTGAGGTAATATTTTTTTAAATTGATTTACTCTATCACTTCCTACAACCATAATAACTTCTTCATATCCTTCATCATGTAATAATGAAAGAGATTTCAATGCATCCTTAGGTTGATCATCTGAATACTTAAAAATGTCTTCGCCTTTCGGTTTAAACATTTTTTTCATCCATTTAATCTTTTCTTTATATTCTAATGGATTCTTTTTAGAATCTTGTGTAGAACTAGGGAATATAAAAGCATCACCACGATTGCGTTTAGCAACTGCGGCTACCTTATTAACTAAAATCTCGTGTCCAATTGTAGGGGGGTTAAACCGACCAAAAGTAAATACTGCTGTCTTTAACGACCCTTCCCGTAATTGAGTAAATGAAATCACATTCCCCCTCGAACCTTATCGAGATACGCGTCTTTAACAGACTGGTTTAATTTGTCGTTAGACATTTTTTCAAAACCCTTTACTTCTTCCACAGCCTCTTTGTTTTTTGCTGCTTTTTCTGCTATTCTCAAAACCGAAGCAGCTAGATCACTTTTTGGTCCTGTGAACGGTCCGCTACCAAAATAATCATGACTCTCTTTTCTTATTCCTCTTTGTTTCTCTCTTTGTTTCTTTGCCTTGTCGTCATGCTTTCCGGAATAAGAACTTCTTCCTTTCATTTCACCTGGATGAAGTGGGCCTAGATCTTCATAGTCTTTATCTCTTGGTTTCTGCCAAGCCTCTTTCTTGTCGGCAGCTTTACTGAATTTAAATGCTCGTGCATCATTTTTAGCTGCTTTGTAACCTGCACGTTTACGATCTAGATTTGTATCGGCAGTCTTTGATACATGTCTTTCATGACCGGCTTTGTCTCTAGCAGTGTTTGCTGCTCGGTTTAATAAACCTTTTGAAAGTTCATCAACTTGTTTTTCTTTCTTTTCTGTTGCCTTATTAATTACTTTCTTAGCTACGTGCTTTGCTGCGGCTCTGGCAACGAATCCAGCGATTGGTCCAAGTTCCTTAACCTCAACTTCTTTATCTGTAAAATCTTTATATGTTTTCACCAGTCACTCCTATCTCCGCCACCCTTCCATTCTATTCTTGCATCAGAGGCTTCTTCGATGGCGTCTAAGAATCCTTGTAACATATATGGTAATTTTTGTGGCCGTCTCATAAACTTATGAGCATAGTCCTCATATATTTGTGCTAGTTTATTTTTAGTATTACTGGGCGCGGAATCAATACAATCACGCAGTGCGTCAATCAACTGATCTGAATACTTGGACTCGTTCAGAGGCCGCGGCTTTGTGAATTCTTTGTAATCTTTCATTTTAATCCCTAAAGTCTTTTAAAGCTTTTTTTAGTTTATTCTTATCAGGACTTGTACCAACAAATCCATCCCCATCAGCATTTCTCTCTACAAACTCCTTACTCTTTAAAATAGCATCCATCATTCTACGAGTATCTTTGTCATTATTTGCATAGAGATCTAAACCTGTTTCATCTTCAATAAATTCCATAAAACTATCTGGTTTATTTTTCAAATTCTTTAATGGGACATCTAGATGTATCTGAGTAATTTGTGGTGTGCGTGATCTATCGCCTCCCACAATTACTCCAATGAACGTTGATGGTGTAGCTTCAGTTAAATAGTCGTTAAACGTCTTCATTGATCCCAATCCTTTTCTGCAGTAAAATTTATTCTACTAAATTCCATCCTGTTAACTAATTTTAATCCTTTACCGGAATCAAATGAATCAATAGCAACAAACCCTTCTGGTTTTGTTACTTTATACCCGGTTGAGGTTTTAATAAAGGTAGAAGTTAAACCTTTTACTTCTTCTAACTTCTCTACAATATATAGCTTAATATTATTTATTAAAGCCATTATACGAAAAACAGTACCTATCTGATCTATATTCCCATTTAATTTCTTTAAGTATTCATCAACAGTCATTTGTTTTCGTGTACGACCTTTTTCTGATTTTAACTTTGCAACATCTTTATCTAACTTAGCTTTAATAAATTTTACACAATCTCTTGCTAACCTTTCTTCTATAAATTCACCTTCTCTGACTTTAGAATTTATATAGGTCTTAATATGAACTTTTAATATATTATCATCTTTGATACTATCAAGAAAACGACCATTGACTTTATTAAAATCTTTTCCTAACTGAGATAGCATATCTGTTACTTTCTTTTCATCTGCCTTTGTAAATGTTGCTGTTCCACTTACATCTGTAAAGTCCGCATTAACAGCCCAAACATCCTTATGTGATGTCCATTGATTTACATCTGCACCAAACTCGGCTGTCAAATCTGCTAAGTCTTCTTGTCCTGCTGTTCTGTATGTTGTATGAAAAACAATTCCAATCTTTGCTTTAATTATGGCATTTGCTAATTCTGTATTTAAAGGAACGGCATAAGTTATCGTATTAGGTGTAAACGTAATCTGTCTTTCCTTATCAATTGTCTGTATCTTCTTATCTTTATCCTCTGTCCAAAGAACATCACCTTGAAAAATATTACCTGGAATCTTTAACTTAGGTAAATGTTCTAATAAAGCACTCATTTTAGAATGAAGAGGACCACCACTGAAATGTTCATCAACATCTGATTGTGTAAAGCAGGGTCGCCTCATTGATTTATAATCAACGAAGAACTTTCCATTAGGATGAATACCGGCGCATATAGCAGGAGCGCCATCCCATTTAACAGTAACATTAACTGCTTCTTTATTATGACCAGCTAACATGTTTCTTAAAGATCTTAAAAAATCAATAGCACCTCTAGTACCATTAACTCCACCATTCAACACCTCATCTTCGAGATGTTCCATATGAAGATTTTTTCCTGATGCTTCAGTAAGAAATTGTTTATATTGTTTCATAAATTTTTCACCCATTTCTTAAAAGCTATACCAAAAGTAATATCTTTTCTATCTCTCATACCTAAGTCTCTCTTATGAGCAAAATATCTTTTTAAACCTTCTTTGGTTGCTTCTTTAATACGTGATAAATTTTTAAGAACCTTTGCAGCAGTATTAATATCTTCTAATCCTAGAACCTCTCTATGTTTAACAGTAAAATTCTTTTTGGGCATATTTTTAATTGCGTGGTCTAAGGCGCTTCTTAAATCTTTAAGTTCTTCAATTTTTTCTACGTCACCTGGAACATCTGTTGATATTGGCTGTGCTTGAAAAGGTTTAGCTATAATTCTAGTAGAAGCACCACCTTCTTTCTGGCCTCCACCTGCCCACATTAAATGCCAATCTGAATCCCAATTATTTTTGTTCTTGAAAAAGTTAGCATGGCTGTCAAATGAAATAGTAGCACCGGTCTTTTTATTAAATAGTGTTACCCAATCAAAACCGTGAGCTTCATATTGTTGATATGCGGCTGCGCACCAATTCTGTAAAAAGAGATTTGGATTAGTAAAACCATCTTTAACAACCTTATCAAACTTGTAATCAGTTGTAATTCCCATACAAGCATTACATACATCTGTATATAACTTCTCACATGCACTATCTGCTTGACGTTGATTAGAAGTTGCATGATGTGCTTTATACAACTCTGTATACATTTTACTACAATCAGATAAAGCTTTTGGCATTCTAGCTTTACCATTTCTTAACATAAGATCATCAAGATCTTTTTCTTTTAATTCTTTTCCTAATGCTTTAAAAGCGTCTTTAAATACTTCTTTACCCATATTAAAAGAAGAACTTGTACCTAAATGACCACCATCTGATTTCATTTCAATATTAAGCCCTCTTCCTAGATAAGCATCACCTTTATCTTCCTCATCACCTTTTGCACCAGTATCTGTTGCCATAATAAAAAGTAATTCACCAGGCCCAATATTTGCAGTATGTATTTTTGGTGTCCAATTCACTAGTTCGGAATACATCTTACTCATAATCGGATATGCTGATGTAATATAATCCATTGCATTAGCAACCTTACCATGGCTGCCTTTTACTAAACCTTTAGCATCAAAAGATTTACCGTCTAAAAACTCTTTTAAAAAGTCAAACTGTTGTTCAACAGTTTCACCATATTTGTTTATAAGTGCAATAAGGCCTCGTGTAACCTCATCTCGACCCATTGTGATTTTCTTTTTATCTTTTCCGCACGCTTCATGAATCATTTTTTCCATTACAGGAACAGCCATGGCATTTATAGCCTTTAATAAATCTTCATCATTATCTATTTCATCAATCATCTTTAAGACTTTTGATTTAAGAGCTGCATTTACAGCTTCATTAATCCAGTCCTTCATATCACCCTTCCTACGCTGTTTTTCGCTCATAATGCGATCTACTATGCGTTCACCTACGACGTGTGCTTTGAAAGTTTTTTTCATTTTTTCTCTATGGTACAATTACCGTATCACCTTTTGTCCACTTATCCATTACATCATTAAGTTCTTTAGCCATCTTTTTAATAGAATTAGCCTCAGCACCCATCTGACCATTATTCCGCGCCCATCTAGTAATCCTATTTGCCCGTTTAGCTACATCTTCTATTGACTTTACAGCTAACTTACTAACAGCCATAGTCTCTAAAACTTCTTTTGCAGAGTCTGCTACGTTATCCATATTACTTCCCTGAATTTTGCTTACACCATTGTTCAATATTTTTGATCAATTTTTTATCATCTGAAGTTAATTTTCCATTTAAATTCTCACTCGCTCCATGAATATCTACTGGGTCACCGGATTGCCAACCGGGAAGAGTACCCTGTAACTTGTGCCATTCCATGTCGCGGTTTCCTTTGTCGCGACCTATGGGGTCGTATACATCATCAGAATCATCAAGAAGCTTCGTCACATCCTTTCCTTTTTTATCTTGAAGGGTTATCGAAACGTTCCTAATTTCTTCTTTGTATCCTTCTCCTCCTTTTTCACCTTCAATCATAATTTCCGGAATAATAAAGAAGTCTCCACATTTTATTTTTTTACCGTAATGGTTACCATTACTATAATCTGTTTCAAGCTTATCGAACTGTTTAAAGCCTTTTTCAATATCACGAGCAAGATCTTCTTTTATATATCCACCAAAATGCCCTCCGCTTAATCCATCCGTCAGTCCTTCGAGGGTTAGATCCTTATAAGTTTTCATACTTTTTCCTTTGATTAATTATAGAATTATGCTCTATTTTGAATACTGTTTACACCAATCTTCAATTTCTTTAGCTGTCTTTTTATCAGGTGCGCGCAATTTCCCATCTCG